CAGCAGATTCCATAAGCTCATGAATGCTTTTTAGCATATGCTTACGGTCTGTTTTGTATATTGAATCAAACATAATCTTTGATTCACCATACCACTTTGCTGCATAGCATAATGTATAAGATGATTCAAGAAGTTGATTTAAAGCTACGTTCTGTTGCCAGATGCCCCATACAGTTGCAAGGTTTGGAGCACATTCAATGTCAAGTAAAAGTATTTTCATAAGTATTCTCTAGTATTGAGATTACTTATTATAAGCCTTCAAAAAGCCTTCTTTCATCTAAACGTCTGTTTTGTAAACCTTTTAATATTTTACCACCAGCTCTACAATATTTAACTAGCGATTCCATAGCCGCTTCTTTATCGCCACGAAGCAACGCTTGACGGATGGTTGAACGCTGAAAGCATCCAAGACCCAGATTAAAGCAAAAGCTGACAAGAGCGTCAAACTCATGCTGTCGTAAAGGCACGTTAGGTAACATCTTATGTACTCCCAACTCAAAGCGGTTGAGGTCTCGTTTAAGAATTGCATCTATTTCCTCGTTAGTAAATGTTTTGTTCCATTCAGGCGGTAATGTTTTTCCATCACCAATCAAATGACCAATTCCTACTGTCCACAGTTTTGCGGGACATTGGTATGGTTTGTTTCTAACACCTTCGTGATGACGTAGTAACTTGATAAGTTTATCAGATACTTTCACGTTTCTTTTCCCATGTACGAGAGCCGAAATAGAAACCAATAATAGATGCAGTAATAGCCATTTCTTCAGAGCCAAATACTTCTTGAGATGCTACAACAAAGTCTACACCAGACCACATAGCCCATGCTAATGAGATAAGGTTGATAAGCACTAACTCACCTACAAAGATAAAAGCTACTACAGGTCTAACCATAGCGTTCCAATTCTTAACTGTAGGACTTGCATTTTCTACTAACTTTTTATCATGGTCGTATAATGCTTCACGTTCTTGTGCGTATGTTTCTGCGTATGTTCCTTCTAATTCAATAGCAGCAATCTTTTCTTGAGCTACAAAACCTTTTTCAGCCATAAGCAATGCTTGTTGATTTTGCAACATAGCCATTTCACGTTCATGTTTTTGATCGCCTTTTTGCTGAAAGAAACCTAATAGACTTGGAAGTCCACTAGTAGCAAAACCTAATATACCTGATAAAATACTTAACATCTATAACTCCTTTGGGTCAAAGCCATACATTTTGGCTACACGTTTTTGTAATTTAAGAAACAAGCCTTTATGACTTGTGTATTGATCTGTTTTTGGTGAGTCTAAATATACGCACATGTGTATAATTTCGTGGCATAGCGTAATTAAGACAGGGTATAAATGAGAGTGTCTAGCTACGCTTATGGTAATAACATGTGGCTCACCTGACTCTGGTGGTTGATATTCTCCACATATAGCATTATCATTTACGATAACAAAGTCTACTTTAGATGCTGGTGGTAATTTATATTCATCAAATATAGGCATCTCTATAATTGCACTATAGAGGTTAGCTATATTATTTTCTGTAATGAATGTCATTTTAAGAGTGGGTTCATAGTTGAACGTTTAACTGTATTTAGTTTATCATCCATAGCATTTACAGTTGCTTCTAATTCTTTACGCAGACCTGATACCATAGCAGAAGTTTCACGAGAGTTGGCAATAGCGTCTGAAGACTTTTCACTAGCTTTCATTATAGACTCTGATAACTGGTATTGTCTTTCATTTATTGCTTTAACCTGTATTTCCAAACCATTTAACTTAGACTCTATAGGAGCTAAATCTAAACTTTCAACAGCCTCAATTGCCGAAACCATCTTGTTGTAAAAAGTTATCCCTGCGTAAGCTGAACCAGCTACTATTGGCAATGCTATTAAAATCAACTTCAGAAGTGCCGAGCTGGATAAGCTCAAGCTGAAGGTTTTGATTTTTTCCGAACTCATTGTTTATCTCCGTATCAAATTTAAATGCGTCTGTTATTTCTATTTGTTGTATAATAGGTTTGTTAAGTATTTCTAATGAAAGGACTATTCCAAAACCATGTACAAGTTGCTTACCTTTTGGTATTTCAAGTTTAGGACTCTCTTTGCTCTCACTCTTTTGTTCAGTCTTTGGTGGGTCTTTTGGGCTATCTTCTTTTGTTTTTGGCTCGCTTTTAGCTTCTTGTTTTGGTTGTTCAACCTCAACGGCAAGAGGAGATGAAACAATATCAGGAGCACTGTTTGTAGCTATCCCAGCAGGTGGAGTATTGATAGGGTTAAGGGGTGAGCTAGGGCTAACTGGTGAAGATATGTTAGTGACGTTTGTAGCACTCTTAACACATGTATTATTTGTTTCTACCCAACCACTCCATACAGGACTTCCGTATGGGTCAGGGCAAGATGAAATGTTAGTTTCTGTAACAGAGCCTACATAGTCTGCTTGACAGGCTACTTGTCTAGTTTCAACAGAGCTTTGACACGTTGGAGGGTCTGGCGTGCAATTGTTGCTAGTTTCTGTCCAAGCTGACCAGCTTTGCGTAGAACAACTAAAGTTCCTGCTTTGATTAACAGCACCGCTATAATGAGGTAACGTACAAGCAGTGGTTTGATTTTCAACCAAGTCTGAACAAGCAGGTGTTTGATACGCACCGCAAATTGGGTCACTTGGGTTATAAGATACGCACCAATAGTCTTTAAGTGCAATTTGTGGATTAATGCCATGACATACGAGAGAACCTTCAAGCATATAGCCTTCAGGCGTTGGAGTATAGTTGCAATACCAAGCATAAGCATTATTTCCTTGTAGAGATAGAAGTAGTAATAGGCTCGTCAGGAACAAGCGGTATCGTGTATGTATCGCCATATAGTTTCTTAAATATAGAAGGGTTACGTTCATACCAACCACGTTTAGCAGCGTCACCTATAGAACCGTTAATAGGGCATGGTGAACCTGACTGTATCATAGCTTCAAATACTCTATCATCTTGACAAAGAATAGATACTGCTGCAACTTTAAGACCTAAGTCATTAAGAGTTTTAGCTAGTTTAATACGTTCACAATTAACGTCTTTATAGCCAGAGCCACCACTTAAGCCAAACAATGTAGATGATACAGAACCACTAACAGGTACAATACAAACGTCTTGGCTAAAGGCACTTATAGAAGGGCTAATGGCACTAGGTGGTGGTTGACCTTTGTAATTAATAGTCGTTGTACTGTCAGCTTTAGCATCCATAGAAAGTGCTAATAAAACACCCATAGACATACCTAGAATTAATGCTACTAAGTTTCTTAGTGACTGCATTATTTCATTCCATTGGTTAGTAGATATACAATAACGAAACCTGCTGTGCCTAATAAGATTTGTTCTAAGCGTTTGAGTCTTGCATTTATTTGTTCATAACGTAAAGCACATAACTCTTCGTGTGTACTTAATCTTGATTCTACGTCTGACTTCACCATCTTATCCTTTCGGAGCATTATATAAGTTTATAGGGGGTAAGTATAAATCGTGCCACTCAATCATAGAAGACTCTTGTAGTCTTCAGGATTGGTCATGTATGGAGCTAATAATCCAGCAGCATTTAGTGGAGCAGTACTGCCTTGAATTGTTCTGATACCAGAATAAGGATTACCACCAGTTTTAACTAGATCTAAAATATTCTGGAAGTTTTGTTTTCCTAATTGACCAGCAGCCACTCTAGATGCACCTTTAAGTGCTGGAACAGTTTTTGCTCCAATATATGCACCTATGGGACCAGCAACAAGACTTCCAAATTCTGGACCGAAAGCTAAACCAGATAAACCTCCGCCAACTAAGCCACCACCATATGAATATCTTTCGCCTTGAGCAGCACTACCAAATGATCTTAAAGTATTTTCTAATCTTCCGCCTTTAGCAGCATTTTCAATAGCCTTAACTTCTTCAGGAGTAAATCCACGAAGTTTATCTTTGCTAGTAGCTAGGTTTTTAAACTCTGTTCTTAATTTTTTTACAACTTCTACATCATCAAATGAATCAGTAGCTTTAATGCCAGCTTTTCTATAAATATCATCTAGCAATTCTGATTTTCTTGCTTGTTTCCATAAGTTTCTAGCTTGAGGAACTAATTGAATAGCTTGAAGATCACCTTGAGCTGGAGCAATAAGTTTAGAAGCATCTAAATTATCTACAAAGTCATCTAGTTCTTTTATAATGTCACCAGCAAATTTACTTTCAGACATATTTTTAGATAGTTTAATTTCAGAAATACTTGACCTTAAGTCTTGTAATTTTCTTAAATTCATTGCTGATCCTGTAGCTTCATCTAATTGATTAATAGCATCTACAACATTAGGTTGTCTAATTTGTCTAATTTTGCCACCAATATCAACTTTAATTTTATCAACCAATTGACCAAAAGGTTCTGATTTAATTAAAACCCCAGCATCATCTATTTGGTTATAAAGATTACTTGCTTGTTTTTTAATTTCTGCTGCAGCTGGAACTTTTGCTTTGGTTCTATACCCAATATTTGCAACATTAGGCAGCAATGGTGTAGGAGCAATTTTAGACGTTTCAACTACATTTTGAATGTTTTGTAAGTATTCTGGAGCAACTTGACCACGAGGCTGATAAGTCAGTGCTTGTTGAACTTGTTGTGCAGTTTTTTCAGCAGTGCCTTTACCAAAGTCACCAGTCAATAACTCTCTACCTACACCAGCAACGTTACCTGCAAATTGACCTAAAACACCAGTTCCTGCAGATAGTGCAGCCTCACCTACGCCTAATGCTTTTTGACCAATGGATGGTTGTGGAGGTTGACCAAAGTTCTGTTGCGCATAAGCTAATACTTCAGCTTGAGATGCACCTTCTGGTGCTGTTACTTCAAACAGCCTTCCGTCTGGAGCAGTAATTTCAAATCTAGGCATTATCTAATCTCCCTAATTCCCCAGTTTCCTTGTCTACCTGATGGGCTATTTAATGGAACATCTTTAGCAGATGTTGGAGCTTTATAAGTTCCGCGTTCATATTTATTTTCTATAATAAACTCTGCTGGTCTATATGTTCTATTATAAGCATTAGAAATACGTTTTTCAGTCGTATCCATTTCTTTGTCTAATCTTTCTAATTCAGCAACAATATCTTTAAACTTTTTCTTTTGTTGTAAGGATGCTTGTAAATTTTCAAATCTAGAACCTTCTTTTTCTGTTACGTTACCAACTGCAGCACCAGTTTGAGAAGCACTTCTCATTTCTGTAATACCTTGTACAAACAATTGATTTTTAAGTGTGTCTAATTCTGCAGCAGCACTTGCAGCTTCAGTATCAGGAATATAAGATTTAAGCACGCCATCCATGCCAAAAGCTTTACTTAAGTTAGGATTATCTAAAAGTCGTCTTGCAGTATTTTGTATTCTTCTTGTAGCATTTAAACTATACTCTGTAGCTGCAGTAGCTTTAGGTTGTTCAATTAAGAGTTGTTCTTTACTTTTTGGAGATATTGCAGAACTTTCAATTAATGGAAGACCTTGTTTAACTTCTTTTTCTGGTTGTTTAAATCCAGTAGATGGCTTACCTGCAGGGGTAGGTGCTGGGGGACTTGTAGGTTGACCTTGAGGTGTAGCTGAAGGTTGACCTGTAAAATATGTTTCTTTTGTTGGAAGTGAACCACCAAATTTAATACCAGTGTCAAATGTAATTTTTGCACGATCTGCTTCTATTTTTGCAGCATCTCCAGTTGTAGGTAATTGACTATAAATATTAAAATCTTGGAAATCTTTAGCAGTCCATGTGTCAATTGGTTTACCAGTTTGTCTAGAAAACATAGTCACATCTTTGTTAAATTCAGGATTTGCTGCAGCTATAGCTTTTACACCTTCAGATGGATTTGCTAAAAGTATATTTTGATATTGTGGGTATTGTTGCATTAATCCTAAAGTACCAAATTCTTCTCTTGCAAATTTTCTATTTTGAAATTGACCTGTTTGAATATCTTGCATCATTTTTGTTAATTCAGTTTGGGTCATGTAATTTCTAGTAGCTGCATCGATAGGAGCTTGTCTACCAGTTACACCACCAGTAAATCCACCTAATGCAGCACCAGCAACACCTTTATTCCAATTAGAAGCAACACCAGTAGCTATACCAAGACCAGTACCAATAAGTTGTTGTGTCTTAAGTCTTTCTTGCTCTTCTGGAGATAAAAGACCTGCAACAGGAGTTTGTCTTGAAAGAAATAATGTATCTAATAATCCGCTAATATCAGCCATTTTGTTATCCTATTAATGATTGGTAAAATTGACCAATTCTTCGTTCATCTTCGTCATTTAATCTTGCTTGTGAAGCTATTTGAGCCATTTTACCTTTAGAAACTTCATCTCTAGATAGTGCATAGCTAGGAGCTGCTGCAATAGCAGATGATGGATCAAAGTTTGGTCTTGTTATGCCTTGAGTGCCAGTAGCAGCAGCTGTATTTAATCTTTGTTGTTGTTCTTGATTGTTTTGAGTATTTAGCCCAGATAACGCATTAGCACCGCCTAATAATGTCATAGGATTATCTTTGCCATATGAAAATGCACTTGAACCTACATCAGACAATCTTTCGCCAAATGTTAATGGAGTATTTACAACCATTCTTCTTGGGTCTAATGCAAATGGATTTTGTTCTGTTAATGACAAAGGAATTCCAGTAGAAGGCATACCGCTAGAAGTTATGCCAATATTGCTAACTGAAGCACCAATGTCGTCTGTAACATTGGCTAAAGGGCTTGCAAATTGTTGTAGATTATTTATACCTTGACCTGCACCACCTGCTACAGTTGGCGTTAAAGATGTAGCTAATCCTTCTGTTATAGGAGCTTGTGCTAATTGAACACCAGCACCAGAAGTAGCTGAAGTTGTAGCTGCAGGGGCAGCAGATGACAAAAAGCCACCTTGCGAAAACCCACTACCAAATCCACCAGCACCACCAAATGCTCCACCAGTAACACCACCTAGTAATGCACCAGTAAGAGGGCTTTTACCCATAGCAGCAGAGCTTAAAGCACCTACACCAGCACCAATTAAAACTGGCATGCCCATATTATACCTTTCCTACTACATAACAAATAGGTTCTAAAATAGCACGATAAATCATGCCATAAGTATCACGTTTTTTACTTCTTTTTTGTTTCCATATATCAGCAGTCCTATGTCTTGCGATATGCTCTAAAACACCCCTTAAAATGCGTTGTAGGGCATTCTTTTCACCTGCTTTATAAGCATAGTTTACTAATGGTAAGAATAATGTGTGATAACCTTTTTCGTATGCTGGGTCTAAGTCTTTAGATTGTGCTAACCAGATAGCGTTACGGAAGCTACCAAAGCCATATTCTTGATTCATAGCTGTACATACAATCTTGCCACCACCACCAGATTGTGTAGTAGTAGATACTGAACCTGTAGGAGCACCATAAGCAGCACCAAGATAAGCAGATAGTTTTTGATATGGTTTGTTTTGTTCAAAGTTGAATCTGTCAATGTCAGCTTGTAGAGCAGTTTTTTGATAATCTTCTGCGGTCTTACCTACGTTCATAAGTTGTTGAATGTCACTATAATCTGCTTGTGCAAGTGCAGGAGCACCCATAGCAGCAGCATCTTGTCTAGCACGTTCATTAGCAAAATTGCTGTAAGCCAATTCTCCATATTTGTTGGCGAGTGTATTAGCTAATGTTGTAGCTGCTCTGTTTTGAATATCAGCACCTACGTTAGAACCATAACGACCTGCTTGAGATAAATTAGATTGAGCAGCCATAATAGCATCATTGTAGTTTTGTGTAGCACCTTGTGCAGCACCAGCAAGAGCTTGGTTAAAGTATGGATTATTTTGTAAGTAAGCACCACTAATTACGTCTTGTTGTTGTTGTTGTGCAGCAGGAAGTAATGGGCTTCCAGCTAATGCTCTATTCTGTGCAGCTTCTAATGCTTGTTGTGTTTGAGCAGATGGGCTTATAAATGTTTGACCACCATAGTATTGTGGTGTATCTGTTTGGTAAAGACTTTTAGCTTCTTGAAGACCGTATTCAACAAATGGTCTAATAGTAGGGTCTAGTTGGTTTTTAGTTTCAGATGTGCCACCGCCGCCCTTAGAGCCGCCGCCACCACCATAAAATGTAAAGTTGTCTACTAGATTAAATAGCCAATTATTAAGATTAATCATATTATTTGCCTTGTGTGTTAGTTGTAACGATTGGTGAATTTAATAAACCTGTAAACCTACCAGCACCGTATGATGGTAAAGATAACATTGCTTGTTGTGGTAAAGCAGAGTTTAAGTTTGCGTTAAGTGATGGAAATAAATCTTCCATTGGTTTTGGTTGATATGTAGGTTGTTGGTTAAGCAAAGATACCATAGACAAGTTACCGTTAATAATACCTTCAGCATTACCTGTAAATGGCTTGAAGTATTGATTGCCTATTTTTATAGATTTTGCTACTGGACCACCACTAGATGAGCCGTTACCAAATCCAAATAAAGAAGACCCAAACCCACCAAACGGAGCTGAAGATGGTTGATACATAGACCCTCCAAATCCAAGCGGAGAATATCCATACGATACTGGTGCTGGCGTATATGGTTGATACATAGTTCCACCTTGATAATACATGCCGCTAGGCGTATGTAATTGCATACCTTCGTATTGTGATGGGGCTAAGTATGGATTAGTTCTAGCAGGTGCAGCATAAGTATTTTGCACTTGCTCTGTTGGAGCAGAAAAATTTAAAGGTAAATTAATCATATTATTTCTCTAGTATGTATTCCCATGTTTGAGGTTGAAAACCCATTGCCCTTGCTCTACGTTCCCATCCTTTTCTTTGTGAAGAGAATGTAACTTTAGACTTACCGCCTTGTTTTGCTATTGCTTGTATTTCTTTCATAGCTTGATTTTGTAACTCTTCATTATT